GGTTCACTGAGGTAGAAACTAATCTAGATGATATAAATGACGAGGAAGATATATTCTTTTTAGCAGATTCTATAACTCCAACTAGTGATGTGGATATAGACTCTGAATTAGAGTGGTTTAATAATAATATGCCTAAAGATGAAAATGGAAATCCTTTATTTACTATTTCTTTTATTAAAGGTCTTATAGACAATAAAGGACTTGGTAAGTTTTTAGGTGAAGGTAAAATATTAATATCAGATGTTCTTACAACTTCAGGAGTTGTATATCATGAAGCTTTTCATGGTATAACTAGATCAGTATTATCACAAGAAGATAGATTTAAATTATACGATGAAGCTCGTTCAATGAAAGGTAAGATTAGAACTTATAAAGGAGAGGTTAAAAAAATGTCTGAGCTTACCGATAAAGAAGCAGATGAATGGTTAGCGGAAGAGTTTAGATCTTATGTTTTAGCAAATGGAAATTATACTGTAGGTAAAGATATTAAAAAATCATTTATTGATAGAATCTTTGATTTTATAAATAACATATTAAATTATTTTGTTAATAATGAAAGTCAAGCACAAAGACTATTTGAAAATATAAATACTGGTTATTTCTCTGATCCTGTTAATAATATAACAGTTTATAGAACTGAGGATGAGGCATATATGGAAGAAAGAACATTAAAAGCTTCTTTTATTAATGATGCTATGGAAGGTATGACAGCTAATCTATTTAACAAAGCTGCAGAAAAAGGCAACTTTGAACTTGAAGACTTTTTTAATTTAACTGATGGTTCTATTACAAACAAAATTTTAAATTTATATGGTACTACAGCATTAGAACCTGGAAGTATTATTAGATCACTAGTATCTAACACTAACACTCACATTAAACAACTTGAAAGTAAGAAAGCACAAGCTGTATCTGAATCAAATATTAATTTCTATGAAAATGAAATAGCAAAAATTAAAAAGAACAGACAAACAATTCTTGATAGTTGGGAGGAATTGCAAACTGAGCACCATAAATATTTAAAGCAAAAATTTAAAATTCAAATAGAAGAAGTAGATTTAGATCAAGATGAGGCTTATAATACTCCTGAATATGAAATTGATCCTAATAAATATCTATCTAACCCATTAAGATTATTAATTTCAACTCTTCCAAAAAGTGAATTATCTAGAACAGATAGAAAACAAAAGTTTACATATAATAAAAGTGGATTTGCAAAACTAGTAGACTTTGGAAATACAATGTCTTATTTATATAAAAACTTATCAAATACACATCCTAATAATTTATTAGCAAAATTAGAATATTTAAGCACAGAGCGTCCTGAATTATCTATACTTAGAAAAAGATTAGGGATTACAAATAAAGACTTTTCTGGATTAACAGTTCCACAAATGAATATGGTGATAAAATTGTTAATACAATTTGATCAATCTGCTAATACATTTTGGACTCAAATGATAGACAGAGAAAGCGGTAGGTATTTAGTTGATAGTAACTCAAATAGAGTAGAAAGATTAATAACAGATGCATGGAAATCTAATTTTAGAGATAATATAAACATCGATAAATTAGGTAAAATTGAAAATGGAAAATTAGTTGTAGATCCAAATAAAAAAATAAAAGCAGACGGTAGAACTAGAACTATTAAAGAATGGGGCAATACTCCTAAAACAGCTATAGCAACATTAGAAATATTATCTAAACTAGGTATTAGATTTTCTGATAATGTGTATTTTATGTCTGAATATAAAAATGATTCTAGTGTAAGAAATGCAAGTTCTTGGATAATAAAAGAAGTAAGTAGAACTCCTATTGATGATTTATATAAAGGAGATATTCAAGCTAATTTAAAAACTCTTTTAAACTTAGAAAAGAATATAAC